AAGTTCCTGTTATATTTGCGTCAGGAGAGCGATTCGCATTAACAAGAAGAAAAAATCCGATAAGAGACAGGGCAAACGCATTGATCTTGCCTATAATTTCGATAATGCGAAATGACATAGACTTCACCCCCTCACAATCAGGAAAAGGAACAGCAATATCATTCAGGGAGCAGCAAAGCTATAGAGTAAGATACAGACTTAGCGAAAGAGACAGAAAGTTTCAGAACATTGTCAACAAGATGGGAATAAAAAATCAGAGCAATGTTGCGTCGCTGAATAATTTATTAGAGAATACAGGCCTTACAGGAGGCAGAGGCGCAGTTCCTGGGACTGTTGCAACAAGAAGAACGAACGAATCGATGAGCTTCTCAAAAGATGCAAAACTTGCTTTAGAAAGTGATTTAGGCGTCAATATTTTTGAGATAATAGAAGTTCCGTATCCTGAATTCATAGCAATTAATTATGACATAATTTTCTGGACGCAGTATATGAAACAAGCAAACCAGATGATTGAGACACTTTTAGTTAACTTCACCGGTCAGGGTGAAGAAATTCCAATAACAACAAACGGTGGGTATGAGCTAGTTGCATTTTTTAAAGGAACTTTTTCTAACAGTTCGAATTTAGATGAATTTACAGACTCAGAGAGGATTATCAAGCACACGTTTTCAGTTACCATACCTGGATACATAATAAATCCTCGGCATCCAGGGCTTCCAAACTTAGTAAGAACATACACATCAGCACCTGTTATTAGCTTTACTTTTGCTGATGCGAATGCTGCTGTAATAAGTTACCAGTCCGAAACGAATGAAGAGAAAGTTGCGAGACATGTTCTCACAGACTTAACTGCAGTTGATGAAAATTCGCTTAGAAGAGGAGAATCAAGTGCTGTTATTGAGAATTTTGTACGAAATCCGTTTAGCAGCAGTACAAAGACAGAATTTTCTAGGATCAAGTCTAGAAATGTGAGAACAGGAGAAACTGTTGCGTCTTCCAAAATAATTGGTGCACTTGAGGATCAACAAGAATAATTAATGATAAGATGTTTGAATATTAAAGCGATAGTTATATAGGTAATTGAGGAGAGATTGATGGCAGAACAGACTTTCAGATCTCCGGGTTTTTTTGAGAGAGAAATTGACTTAACCCAGAGAACACGAGAAATAGAAGGCGTCCCTGCAGGAGTCATTGGAATGGCCCAAAAAGGTCCTGCATTTGTGCCTGTCACAGTAGGCTCTTTTGTCGACTTTGAAAGAAGATTCGGAACGCTAGACACTGAATTATTTGGCCCGTATGCAGTCAATGAGTGGCTTGAACATAGAACTGCATTAACTTACATAAGAGTTCTCGGCGCCGGCGCTAATGCAGACTCAACAGATATTGCTGCTACAGTTGCAAAAGGAACAGTTAAGAATGCGGGATTCCGAGTGCTTGGTAAGGGTGAAGAGAGCGACACCCCAGCAGCTTTAGCAGGTGGCGGAAGACTCCGAGGTGGTGTGCAGTTCATATCAGCAGTACATAATGTGATAACAGAGTATGAGTCTGTGGGATACCCGATCTTTTCTGACAACGACTCATTTGATACGTCTACTGATCTTAGGCTGGTCCGCGGAATGGTGATGATGGCCTCAGGCGCAAGAATGGAGGTGCTTCATCACAATAGCTACTACTCCGGAGTGCAGACGACGACAGATCTAGCTCAGATATCGTCATATGACGGAACTTCTGGGGAAGGAACATTCAAACTTATAATTTCTGCCTCCGGTACTGGCTTTAGTAATGATGAGGGTTTCCCTGGCATTAGAATTTACACGGCATCGTTAGATCCGTCTAGCAAGCATTACATCGGAAAGATCTTAAATACAAGCACTGACAGGTTTCATGCAGAGCAACACATACTCTACGCAGATTTTGCAGTCGAAAGCGAACTTGCTAGGGTTAAGTATGATGCTTCTAACCCATCAGTTGGAATCTTATCCGGATCAACAGAGACATCAAACTCTAGTGGCGACACGTCATTAAGGTTCTGCGATGTGTACGGATCTTTCAACACGAGATACCAGGCCGCTAGAACAACATCATTTATCTCACAGCCTTACGGCGCTGATGAATATGATCTATTCCACTTCGAGATGATAGATGATGGAACTGCCGGCAATGCTAAGGTGAAGGTCTCAATTTCAAATCTTAAAAGATCCACAAACCCAAAGAGCAAGTATGGATCGTTCACAGTTTTAATTAGAGACTTCACAGACACAGACACTAACATGAAGATTCTTGAGCAGTATCCTCTTTGCACGCTTAATCCTGCAGATGATGACTACATAGCTAATAGAATTGGTGACTTAAAGGTTTCATATAACTTTGATGCAGAGACTGATTCTGAGAAGAGATTAATGGTTTCAGGAAAACGACCTAATAAGTCAGCATATGTCCGAGTTAAGATGACAGCAGCTGCTGAAAATGATGATATTCCTGCTGATGCTCTACCCTTTGGATTCCGAGGCTTGCCTGTTCCAAAGACGACAGATAACCTAAGAGATGACACATCAACACTTTCTGTAGGCTCAAATAGGGGAAGACTAACAAGAGTCGCAGGAGGAATTGCAGAAACTGGAACTGAGACGCTAACACATGCGGTCGTGCCTCCTGTTCCACTGAGATTTAAGGCTACAAGAAATGCAATTCTTCAGACAGACACACCAGGCTTCACAGGTGCCCCCGGCGCTCTCGAATTAGCTGATAATAGATACTTCTTTGGAGTAAAGTTTGAGCGTTGTCCGGTGACAGCAAGTCTAGACAATGCTGTCTTGACATCAAATGCTTCATCTGCAAAGAATCCTCTCGTTTCAGCTTACTCAAAATTCTTAGGAATTGCCAAGTTAGACGCACTAACTACTGGATCTGGTGCAGACGCTTTTTGTAATAATAAGTTCACGCTGGCAAAAGTTGCTTTCTATAATAGTACTACAGCTGCAACTACAACAATTGATTCAGAAGTAGACGTAGTATTCACAGGGTCAGTTGATGAGCACATGCGAGAAGCAGCTTACTTAAGAAACGGAAGATTAGTGACGCCGCAGTATACAATTCAAGATGGGGCAACAAATCCAAGACGAATAACATTTGCTTCTCTTGCTGCAGCCCGTTCAGCAACCAAGTTCAATAGATTTACTGATTACATGAAGTTTACAAACATGTTCTACGGTGGTTTTGACGGCCTAAACATTCTTGATAGAGATCAAAGGCTCATGAATGATAAAGCATCATCAGTAGGCACCGGCGGCAAGGCCGTGGGTGATGAGCTAGGATACACGAATCTCTCTACAGGCTCTTCACCAGGGTCAGGAAAAGAGAATAACATAATTAGTTCATATAGAACCGCTGCAAAGATCATAACAGATCCAATGGCAACACGCGTTAACGTGATTTCTGTACCGGGAATTAGAGACTCTTATGTTACAGACTTCTTAAGTGATCTAACTAGAACTTATAGTAAGGCAATCTATATTATGGATATGCCAGCTTATGATGACGATACAAATCGTCTATATGACGATGCAACAGTTCGTCCAAATGTTAGACGATCAGTTGAACAGTTTGAGAGCAGAGCACTTGACAACAACTATGTCGCGACATATTTTCCTGACGTGATTATAGAAGATCCTATCAATAGGGCATCAGTGAATGTGCCGGCTTCAATTGCAGCTGTCGGCGCATTGGCGTACAATGATGCTGTTGCTTATCCGTGGTTCGCTCCTGCAGGATTTAACAGAGGAGCTCTAGACAATGTTATGAACACTGAAGTGAGGCTAACGGCTGAAGATAGAAATGTCATGTATGAATCAATGATTAATCCTATCGCTAACTTTCCTGACGGTGGATTTGTGATCTTCGGTCAGAAAACATTGCAGCAGGCAAGATCAGCACTTGATCGTGTTAATGTTAGAAGAATGCTTCTAGAGGTAAAACGAATAGTGTCAGACATTGCTGTTAAGATCATCTTCGAGCAGAACACACCTGCAACAAGAGCTAGATTCGTCGCACAGGTGACACCACAATTAGCAACGATACAAGCTCAGCAGGGAATTGACCAGTTTAAGGTTGTTATGGATTCTTCAAACAATACAGATGAAGACATCGAGCAAAATCGACTAAACGGACGAATTGTTTTAGTTCCGACGAGAGCTGTTGAGTTTATCGCAATAGACTTTATTATAACAAATTCTGGCGTAAGTTTTGAATGAGAATAATTAAAGGTATAGAGGAAATTTACGGAGATCATAAATGGCAGAATTAACATTTAAATCAGCAGGCGTTAGCACAAGAGAAATTGATCTCTCTGGTCCTAGAAAAGTAGGACCAGTTGGCGTACCTGCGGGTGTCATCGGAACAGCCTTGGAGGGCCCGGCTTACGTGCCCATTAAGGTTGCAACGTTTGATGAGTTTAGTAATACATTCGGTGCAACAGACGGAGAGAAGTTTGGCCCGATTGCTGTTCATGAGTGGTTAAGGAATGCGCAGTCTCTTGTTTACATTAGAGTACTTGGCGCAGGTGACGGAAAGAAGAAGAGCTCTACGACAGGTAACGTGACAAATGCAGGGTTTGTGGTTGGCGATCAGCTAGTTCAAGAGAACGGCATGCTCGGTGATAATCCTTGGGCAAATACAGCTACAAACTTAGGAATAAAGGGTAGAACTTACTTCCTCGGTTGCTTCATGTCAGAGTCGAACGGTAGCACGATATTTAGTGATGCTGGGATACAAGGTGCATCTCTCGCAGCAGGTGCAAAAGCATCTTGTTCTATTCAGTTTTCCGGATGGCCCACAACCGATGATGAACTTGTAATAACTGATGCAGCGGGCCTCTCGAGAACATACACAGCCAAGGAAAGTATTTCACTCGCTGACAACGAATATGACCGAGACGGCGGTTCCGCTGGTTCGACAGCCGCGTCGCTAATCCTCTGCATTGAGCACGCATCCGGCCATGCCGGCTCAATTACTGCAGTTATAGATGGGGATGCGGGCGGCCTGACGTTGACACAAGCTGTTGGAGGCGCAGCAGGAAACACAGCATGTGATGCTAGCTCAGTAGATAATACGACAGTAACCGGAGTTAGTCCGACAACAGCGAATACGTTTACTGGCGGAATTAATGGAGATCACGCAGTTCCAATACTCCGCGGAGTTCTTCTCGCACCTAGCGGTGTTATCCTTCATCTAAGCGGCGGAACAACTGCTGTAACAACTAAGCCTGGTGACACAGACACAGCTAGAGCAAATGAATTGACTGTCCACGGTCAGAAGGGCGCAATGACAGGTGCAGTTCACTTAGCATCACAAGAATTCACGATGCTGATGAACGGATATGCAGGAACGACATCAAATCTTACACACGTAACCGCTTCATTTGACATGACTTCACCGAGCTACTTCCCGAACGTTTTCAATACAGACCCATATCAGATCGAAGCAAGAGGCCACTTTTTATGCGCTTCTTACGATGTATATCCTGATCTTGCAGCTGTGACAGGAAGTTCTGCCGTTACAGAAGGTGTGTATACAGTAGGCTCAGACTCATCATCGCAAGAAGACATCGCGTTTCTCCTTACGTCATCTATCGCAAGGGGCACAGTTGATTCAACTGTACCAATGTACGAGTCATTTGAAGATAGATTCACACACGCAGAATCGCCTTATGTGATATCACAAGCGTATGGTGGCTCCGCATATGATCTGTTTAAGGTGCATGCACTTTCAGACGGCGCAGGCATATCAACAAAATTTAAGATATCAATTGAAAACTTGAATAAGTCAACATCTGACACTGATTTATTTGGAACATTTGATCTTCTTGTCAGAAGATTCTCAGACACTGATGATGAAAGAGTTGTGCTAGAGAGCTTCAGAGGACTAAGTCTTGATGCTTCTTCTGACAGATACATTGCTCGTTCGATTGGCGACCAGAACGCATTTTATAACTTTGACAATGACCTCGAGTCACAAAAAATAGTTGTCGACGGTTCTCATCCTGTTAGATCACGATATATCAGGGTCCAGATGTCAAATGCTATGAAGAAGTCAGAAGTACCTGACGGCGCTCTACCTCTCGGCTTCAGAGGGCCCAAACATCTTGTGACTAGTGGCTCATTACTTGCAGGTGAACCTGACGCGCGCTGCTACATAGCAACAGACTTACACAAGCGTGTAAGAGAGGTGCCCATACCTTACAGAGAGTCAATCTCCCAAGGCACAGGCCTCCAGAAGAGAGATGACTCTAGACTGTACTGGGGTGTCCAGAGCACAAGAAAGACATCAGCAACAGAGCCCAATACTGTCGGCCTTTTTGATCAATCACTATTCTCATTCGCGAAGCACCTTCCGAACCACAGAGATGACAGCACAAAGTTTTGGGTAGGTGACAACAACGGTGTCTCAAATGTTGCAGGCTCAGTTCTTGACTGTGACTTGTTCAACAATAACAAATTCACTCTTGAGAACGTTAAGGTCAGAACAGGATCAGACGGTGTTGCAGACGCTGAGTATTGGCTTAGCGCGTCTTATGTAAGGGTAGGAAGTATCTCTGCTGATGATGCCAATAAGCTCCGTGCGTTTAAAGTTGATGATCTTGATAAGGTTTCAAATAGAAAGTTTGCAAAATTTACATTCATACTCCAGGGAGGC